CGATGGGATCAACGACAATGACCTTGTCGTCATTCTCCATCGTTAGGAGCGGCCCGATGAGCATGTTGTTGAGGTTACGATGTGAGTTGTCCTTGTCCGGCACAGTAAGCATGATCCAGCGGTGAGCTAGGTCGAGGAACTGGTGGGCAAGGAGTCCGTCGAGCTGGTATCCTCGGTCGAGGAGCCATCCGTGGAAGTGGTGCCATCGGTCTCGGTCGGCGACGTACTCGACGAGTCCGATGACACCTCGGTAGGGCGTAGCCCATATGCCTCCAGCAGCCAGTACAGCAGCGGCATGATCTGCCGCTGCAGGTCCAGCGTCGGAGCCAGCTTCGCAAAGCGCTCCTTCGAGTCCCCGATGAGGATCGCGTCACAGAACTCGATGAGCCGATTGATCTTGTCGAACATCGTGCTGCTCTTGTCGTCCTCACCGAAGGCGTCGACGATGTCCGAGATCTGCTGAAGAAGTGTGGCCGACAACGCCGGCGACGCGTCGAACTTCTCACCGTTGATCGCGAACTTGATCTCAGGAGCATCAAGCGTAAAGTCCTTGAACTTTACCTGTGCCATAGTTCCCCATTCCATCACGGCCCGGCGGCCCTACACTGTGCTACGGATACCGTAACACGAAGAAATGGTCACGTATCTCTCAAGCTGCGGCCGACAACGCGTCCTTGAGGAACTGATTCTTCTTCATGCCCTTAACGGACTTCGCAAAGATCGTCTTACCGTCCACGGCCTTCCAGCGTAACGCCTTGGCGCGTCGAGGATAGATGGGATGACGACGAGGTCCGTAGATGCCTGTGCCGTTGTGTACCATCCGTGCGTACGGGATGTTCGTACCAATTCGGCAGGCCAATGATGGCACCGCGCGAAGCTGCACCTGAATGCTAGATCGTAAGATACCGGTGCGTATGCGCTTAGGATGTCCCGGCCCTGCGCCCGAGATGTAGAGCTTTGCCCTGGCCTGAACCTTGTATCCACGCTTAAGTAGGTCACGTGCCACGCCACCACTGGGTGAACGTAGCAGCTGGTTGAGAGGGATCTGATGCATGTCCTGACGTACCATCACTCACAACATCCCTCATTGGTGAACGCGATGAAGAACGGCATGACGAAACCCGCACACATACCCTCAGGGCCGACCGATGTCGCGGTGCTGATGCTGAAGTTGGCGATCTCGAGGCGTGCGTACATCGCGGCAAGGCAACACCTAAGAGCACGTCTCGCTGTGAAGCGGTCGATCTCCAGCGTCACAGCCGCCGCGAGAAGATTTTCACACGTAGGTGCCTTACCGTTGTTGTTCGACGTCGGCACACAGCGTACCAATGACAGTGAGGCTGAGACGATGATCAGCGGCGGACCACACTTTGACTGTGGCGTGTCGTTGGCCGACGCCGGGAAGTTTCCTCCCGAAAAGACATCATTGATCGTGCCAGCGAGCTGACCACAGTCACACTCATCCCATGCGATCTCACCCGGCACCAGCGGGCAGAACCGGTTGGGAAAACCGGCGGCCGTGTCACCCAACGCGTCGTAGACACACTGCAGCGCACCGGTGACCGCCACGATCGACGACGTCTCAAGATATGCCATGCCCACGGTTAGCTACCCAACCTCTCTGGGTTCGGCTCATCGAGGTTGTAGACACGCGCCGGTGCGCGGCGTCCGTCCGGGTTGACACTCCGGATGAACAGATCCGAAAAGTATAGTCCCGTCTGTCCGTTCTCAAAGAGCTGGTTCGGGTCGATGAACGTCATCGAGACACCCTGACGGGTCAGCTGCTGGACGGTGGCCGGCAGCTTACACGAGTCATCACCGATGCACGCCTTGGCGAACTCACACGCCAGCTCACCGACGGCCATCTGCCCCATGACCGGAACATCCTTGCCCAGGGTCACGGTCACGGACCAGGTGCCTTCACCCTCCAACTGTGACAGGTCATTACACCACGGCCACAGCTCACCACCCAGGCGCGTGAGGTACTTACCGTCGTCAAATCGGTAATCCACATCAGGGATCAAGGCCACGCCGTCCATGCGAACCTCAATGACGCTGATGATCGGCATCGGGAGCTCGATGCGAGACAACACCGTGCATGAGCACTCACCGATGCAGGTGCCACACGTAAGGTTGAACCACATGCCTCGGATCAGCGCCGGCTGTGGGTATGTCCACGAGCCACCGACGCCACCGGTCCACTGGTTCCAACCCATCGGGAAGTCACTCATGCAGGATCGACGACACGGCCAAAACTCAACGTTGCAGGCATCGAACTGACGACCAGACAGCGCCCAGAGGACCTCAGTCGCCGCCTGAAGTGCCGTACCTGTGACGGCCGCGGTATCCAGCAGGTCACAACACCAGACCGGCGTCCAGGTGCTACAGGGACCCGAGGTAGATACGGCGGCGCTGGATACGATGCTGACGACCTCACTCGCCTGCACCGGTGACATGCCGGAGTCCTCACCGTCCCAGACAACCAGGTAGTCACCCAGTGGTAGGGCCGGATCAACGGCCCACTGGTAGATGTTGATGCCTGTGGCCGGGTTGGTGACACCTGTGCTGGTCGGTCCGATGACCGCGGGACCACCACTCAGTGGGGTGATGGTGATGATGACATTGTTGACGACGGCGGGAGGGCCACCTGCGTACTCAAACCACTCCACGAGGAGTGGCCCGGTGCGCCCTCGAATAAGAGTGGTCACTTGTCAGCCTCCGATATCATTCTACAATGTGGTACATCATAGTGAGAGGTTCCACCGCTCCACGACACCGGCAACGGGCACATTCGTGTGAGGGTTGTATGCCGCAAACGTCAGGTGTGCGTCTTGCGCCAACGCACTGCCGCCACCACTGGTGACCACGCTTGCATTGAACGCCGTAAACGTGAATGTGGCCACACCACCGGATGGCGACACCCTGATCGAGCTGTCATTGCCGACCCAGGCCAAAAGTGCTACACCGGCCGGTGCGTTGGTCGTCGTCGCCGTCGAGATCGTAGCGTTGTTGGCCACAAACGAGACTGTGGCGAAACCCGACGTAGGTGCCAAGCTCTCATCGACGTCATTGGCTGTGATGCTGATCACCGCGACGTCGGCGTGCGGTCCAACGCTCGCCGAGGCGTTGGTCACCGCAAACGACAACGCGGCGACACTGGCATGTGGTGCGATCGTATCCTGCGCGCCGTTGGCCGTGAACGTGATGGTGGCGACGTCGGCATGAGGTGCTATCATCGTCGTAGCACCGTTGGCGGTAAAGGCGATCGACGCCAGGCCGGCCGGTGCGTTGGTGACGGTCGCGGTGCTGACGGTGGCGTCATTGGCCGTGAAGCTGAGTGTGGTCGCCACAGCCGCGCTCGGCTTAATCGTCTCGGTCGGCGAGTTGGCGGTAAAGGTGATGACCGCGACGTCCGCACTCGGCTTGATCGTAGTCGTCGCACCGTTGCCGGTGAAGGTAACGACTGCAGATCCAGCAGGGGCCACGACACTCGTCTGCACGCTGGCGTTGTTCGCCGTAAAGGCAAGAGTGGTGACGTCCGCGTGTGGTGCGATCGTCTCACTTGGATTATTCGCCGCAAACGTGATCGTAGCTACGTTGGCACTCGGCTTGATCTGGGTGGTAGCCCCGTTGGCCGTAAAGGTCAGCGCGGCGCTTCCAGCGGGCGCGTCAGCACGTACCGTAACCGCTGGGTTGTTGGCTATAAAGGCGATCGTAGCGACGTCTGCGTGAGGCGAGATGGCCTCGGTCGCGTTGTTCGCTGTGATGACGATTGTGGCGACACCAGCGTTTGGCTTGATCGTCTCGGTCGCGCTGTTCGCTACAAATGCGACGGTCGCGACATCGGCATGTGGCGAGATCGCCACTGTCGCATTGTTGGCTGCAAACGAAACGGTTGCCACGTTCGACGTAGGTGCCACGGTTGTCGTAGCGGCGTTGCCGGCAAACGTGATAAGTGCTGGATCAGCGGGTGCGTTGGTTGGAGAACTCGCGGTATCGGTGGTACTCGTCTTTTGCTGTGCCGCACCGGCGAGGAAGATGATGATCGGTGGTGGAATGCGCCGATACTGCATAGGTGGCGTGGCATCTTGGAATGATACGACTTGACAACACCACTGATCTACGGCGGTGCTACTAAAGGCACCTGCGGTTGTGGTGATGCTGGTCTGGAACTGCTCTTCCATCACCACGTCGACGGTCGGTGTCGTACGAAGTGCGTAACCACTACCGGCGCTCAACGTACCTGAGTTGATGCCAGCGGTTGAGACCACCAGCTCATTGGCGAACAGTGGCGTGATGTTACCGGCGCTCGGTGCGTTGCTGTTCCCTGTGCTGCCGTTAGACTGATCCAGCGGATCGGTCCACCAACTACCGATGCTGGATGTGTACTCCGCGACGCCGATACGAACAAATGTGGTCAACGTGGAAAAGTTCGCCTGAACGGTGTTCGAGCCAGCCTTGTTCCCGAACGAGTACCAGATCTGTACAGAGTAGATCTGAGGAATGTTATTTGTCTTAACTCGCGCCGGAAACCATCTGTTCAGGTTGGTGTCGGTCAACGAGTTCACGCTGGTTGGGGCACCATCATTGTCAACCCAACCAACGTGTGCGAGTAGTAGGTTACCGCCAAGATTCGCAGCTGAGAAGGCAGCTGAGACGGAGCTAACCGAGCCATCGACCGATCCGGTACCACTTCGTCCAGAGTACGAGATCGTCATATGAACCGGCCCCCGGCTCCCGTCAAGGGCTAGTTGAGGATCAGGACCCTAAGATCGTCGACCTGCACCTGATTCGATGAGCTCGATGCGCTGTATGCGGCAGATACGCCGATGGCACGTTCAATGGTGGTGTCGATGGCAACGGTGCGAAGCGCCTGCGTGATGGGGATCGGCACCGGAGTCGCAAACGTCGTTAACGCGGTACCTAGGTAGAGCTTGCCCTGACCTAGCAACGTTCCCGAGACGTCGGCCTTGGTGCAGAAGCCCTCCCACTCCATCATCCACGGCCATGCTGCCGCACCTGAGCCAGTGGTGATAAGAGATGAGATGGCCAGGTCGATCGTCATGGACAGCGCGCGGGTGCCGATCCAGAAGCCAAGACTCAGCGTCGGCGTTGCGGTGGTCGAAAAGTTACCACACGCTCGCACCCACAGTTTAGATTGCATCCGCAACTTACCTGCGGGAATGACCGGAACGTTACCCAGCGTCGTCACGTTCTGCTTCGTTGTGAACGTGTTAAACGCCGTGCTGGCTGCGGCGGGAAACGGGCCGACAGGCTCGGCTAGGTAAAGATCCACTAGGTCACACCCTTACATCGTCGCGCGCCAGATACCGTTCGCGTGCCATACCACGGTGAACGTTCCGTTGACGACGGAGTTTGACCCGCCGAAGTAGTTGAACGAGGCACCTTGGTCCGCAACCGGTGTCGCGATGGTGTCATCATAAACAAGGCAACCGAAGACGGAAGCTAGGTCCGCAGCCGAACCGCTGGACGTGTCTGTTGCATCGAAGAAGACGGTGTCCGCGGTACCTGAGTTCAACGACTGACCGGTGAGTGCGACACCGGCTTGCGCCCACTGACCGGCCTCGAAGACCTCCTGAGCGGTGGCCCACTGACCGACGTTGTACGCCGAGTTAGCCGCGGTAACGTCATTGTCAGGTGTGATCGTGTTGTTGTAGAGCGCGACCTTGAACGAGTCAGCGTCGAAGTCGATCGCTGTGACGTTCCCAAAGATGTCCGCCACCAGCGCGCGGAACACGTGACTGTCGGTCCAAGACATGACTTACTCTCCCGTCAGTGATTCGACAGTCTCATACGCGGCCTGCAGCTCGGCGTTGGCCGCCTGCTCGGCGGCCTGCGCCTCATCGATCTGTGTTTCGACCTCGGTCACGAACTCCTTGGTCTTCTTCAGCTTCGCCTGAAGCCGCTCGAGCAGCTCGGGATACCGAGCCACCTCGCGCTCGAAGTACGTCACGGCGGCTCGCGCCTTCTGCAGCTCGGTGGCACGATCTTCTGTGCGCACCATGGCATCGTTCGCGCTGAACGCAGCTCCGCTGGTTGCCATCGTCTAACTCCTCGTTCGTAGGTGCGCCAGTGGAGCGT